CCCTGATAGGCCTAGAGGATACTGTACTTACGATGCCTAGACAGCACTTTGATGATTGGAAAGTAATGCCACGGCTAATGATGCTTGTGGTTACGCTTTTGACTTACCAAGTCACACATTGGTACATGGGTTTACCTGACCCTACCATACAGCAGAGTGGGCTTGTATCAGTTGTAATGGGTGCATTAACTGGTTGTTTTGCAATATGGATGGGTAAAGAATAATGATAGGTCAACTCATAGGTAGCCTTACAGGTTTAGCCACAAGCATTATAGATGGTAAGACCCAGATTAAACTCACAGAAGCTGAGATAAAGAAGAAACAGCTTACAGGTGAGATTGATTGGGACTTGGAAGCTATGAGGGCTACTGAGAACTCATGGAAGGATGAGTGGATTACTTTGTTGTTTAGCATTCCGCTTATCTTAGCTTTTTGTGGTGATTGGGGTAACGACATAGTAGCACGTGGGTTTGCAGCGTTGGAGGTTATGCCTCAGTGGTATCAGATTGCATTAGGTGGTATTGTTAGTGCTTCCATAGGAATGCGTTCAGTGAGTAAGTTCTTTGGAAAGAAATAATGTAATACCTATTCCTCAACTATCTGAGTTAGACAGGCAGTTTATTACATTAGAGAAACAACAAGAGTTAATACGAGAGCAAGCAAAGCTCATAGAGGAGAAAACTAATGGGGTTTAAGTTATCATCACGTAGCATAAATAGACTTAATGGCGTTGATTCAGGGTTAATAACTGTAGTTAATGCAGCTATAGACATGACTAAAGTTGACTTTGGTGTAACTTGTGGAATGCGTACAGTAGCCGAGCAGGAAGCTTTGGTTGCAAAGGGTGCTTCGCAAACCATGAAAAGCAAACACTTAGAGGGCCGTGCAGTTGACCTTGTAGCTTACGTTGGTCCTAACGTTACTTGGGCTTTAAATATGTATGACGATATAGCTGACGCTATGGCTGACGCTGCACGTATTCACGGTGTAGCTATTAAGTGGGGAGCAGCTTGGAGTGTAGGCAACATTGCTGAGTGGGACGGTTCTATGGAGGATGCAATGAATGCATACGTAGACCTTCGTCGTTCTCAAGGTCGTAGGCCCTTTATTGATGCTCCCCATTTTGAACTTATGTAAGACTTATGTACTACTTTGTCCTTATGGTGTATCTAGGGTCTCCTAGAGAGCTTATAGAGGATACAATGGTGTTTAACAACATAGAGCATTGTAATTACTACGCTAGAGAGATAACCAGACGTTACAGTTCACACGGTATAGCACCTGAAGACAGGGTTGTAGCGTACTGTTTACCTAAAGTGAAAGAAAAGCAATGAGCATAGAATATAGGGGAGAGACATTTGCAGGTTATAACAAGCCGAAGCGTACCCCTGATCACCCGAAAAAAAGTCATGCCGTACTTGCAAAAGAAGGTAAGACCATTAAGCTCATCAGGTTTGGTGAACAAGGAGCGAAGACAGCCGGGAAGCCAAAAAAAGGTGAAACGGACAAGATGAAGAAAAAACGTGCATCCTTTAAAGCAAGACACGGTAAAAACATTAAAAAAGGAAAACTAAGCGCAGCATATTGGGCAGATAAGGTAAAGTGGTAAATGAAAAAGCCAACTAAAACATCTGTAATGCCCGGTCCTGCTGGACGTAACTATCGTAAAGAGTACGATAATTATCATGCTTCCCCTGAGCAAAAACAAAAAAGAGCCTCACGCAACGCTGCGCGAAAGAAAAGTAACGCTAAAGTAGGCCAAGACGTACATCACAGAAACGGGAATCCATTAGATAATAGGGCATCTAACTTGGCTGTAACTACGCCAAGGGCTAACAGGTCATTCCCTCGTAACAAATCAGCAGGAAAGAGAGTATAGAACTATGGCTAGTAAGTTAACACAGTGGATTAATGCCAGTTTAAAAAACAAAGGCATGACTGCAAAACAAGCACAGAAAAACGCAGGTAAGTACAAAAGTATTAAAGCAGCACAGAAGGCTGGGTCTTTGTACTACAAAGATAAGAACGGCAAGATAATGATTGCTGCTTATGCAGAGGACTTAAAGAACATTCCTAAAGTCAAGCCTAAATCTGACAGTAAGATTGAGTCTCGTAAGCTTTCTCCTGCATCTGTAGGCAAAGGCCGTGGTGATGGAGACTATGAAACTATTAGACGTAAGATTGACAATAGTAAAAAGCCTACAAATTCTAAACCTGCTCCAAATTATGTAAAAACAAGGAGAGACCCACCACCTGCCCTTAAACGTACTGCAAAAATAAGAAAGACTACAGGTGAAGGAACTGGCGATCCATATAATAGTGGAAAAACTAAAGTTGCGGAAAAAGCACCCAGACCTGAAAAGAACAAAGGTGGTCCTGTAACTAAGAAGCCTAAAGGTGCTTACGCTGCAGGTGGTATGCCTATGGTTATGAAGGGTGGCAAGAAAGTACCTGCTTTTGCTGCTGACGGTAAAGGTAAGATGAATAAGGGCGGCATGACTAAAAAAGCAGGTTATATGTATGGCGGCATGACTAAAAAAACAGGTTATATGTATGGCGGCATGGCCACAAAGAAAAAGAAAAAATAATGCCTGACTTAACTAAGTCCAAGTTTCATACACAGGGGTTCACTATTGCAGCTACTGCTGCGGATGCTAGTGCTACCGCTGTGTATACTTGCCCTGCTAACTTTAGTGCTATCACTAGGTACTTACACATAAGCAATAACAATAGTTCCACTAAAAAGGTTTATGTTCAGTTTTATCATTCAGGGGATCAAGAGTACCATTACATAGCTAATGCACTTAGTATGGCAGGTAACTCTATAGCTAACTTAGTGGATGGTAATTATTTTAATCTGCACTCAGGTGATAAGATTTTGGTATATGTTGAAACAGCTAATACAATGGAAGTAATAGTTTCTGTAGAAGAATACTTTGACCCTAATCGCACTTAGTGCATAACGGGGTTGCAATCTTGTATGTAGTATGATACACTAACTTGTGGTATAACTATCTCTGGTAAAAAGGAGATAACCATGTTTAAACGAATCATTAAGTCATTACAAGAAGCACAAGAACGTAGAGTAGCATACTGGCAACTACAACATATGTCAGATAAAACTCTTAAAGACATAGGAGTAACACGTGGCGAGATCAGGCAAAAAGTCTACCGTTAATGCGGCAGGTAATTATACTAAGCCTACTATGCGTAAGTCTCTTGTCGCATCCGTTAAGGCTGGCGGTAAAGGTGGAAAGCCCGGACAGTGGTCGGCTCGTAAAGCTCAAATGGTTGCCAAACAATACAAAGCAAAAGGTGGAGGATACACGTAATGAAAGTAGAAGCACCTAAAGGCTATCACTGGATGAAACAAAAAGACGGCAGTTTAAAAGTGATGAAGCATGACGGTAAGTTTGTTCCTCATAAGGGGGCAAGCCTTACCGCTAACTTTGCAGTACAAAAGAAACACACTAATGTCAAACAAAAGTAAAACAACTAAAGCAAAGAAAAAGTTAACCGCCAAGATGAACTCTGGCGGTTTATCTAAAAGTCAAAAGAGCCTTAAGTCGTGGACTAAGCAGGATTGGAGAACTAAAAGTGGCAAACCTTCTACGCAAGGCCCAAAGGCTACAGGAGAACGTTACTTGCCAGCTAGTGCTATTAAAGCTATGGATTCTAAGTCTTATGCTGCGTCTTCAGCGAAAAAAAGAGCAGATACAGCAAAAGGTAAGCAGTTTTCTAAGCAACCTAAGAAAGCTGCTAAAGCTGCCAAGCCGTACAGGAGAGTAACATGAGTAGGGTACTGAACGAAAAACAACAACTCTTTATGCAGGTCTTGTTTGACGAGGCGCAAGGTGATGTTGTACAAGCTAAGAAGCTTGCAGGTTATGCTGATGGTTCATCTACAAAAGCTATTATAGAAGGCTTAAAGGATGAAATATTTGAGGCTACAAAGACTTACATGGCGCGTCTTGGCCCTAAAGCTGCGGTTGCTTACGGCAGTGCTTTGGTTGACCCTACTCAGCTTGGCATTAAAGAAAAGATGGTTGCAGCAGGACAGATACTAGATCGTGCTGGTGTAGTTAAGACTGAAAAGGTTGCAGTAGAGGCTAGTGGTGGTTTGTTTATCTTGCCCCCTAAAGAAAGTAATGATGACTAGACACTTTGCGTTTAATGACTTAGGTTATTGGATGCTACCTAAGCCTAAGAAGCTACGACATTGGGAGAGAATACCAAGGCTAGTAAAGTTTGTACCTTTTGGTTACGAGATAGACCCAAACGATGAACGTTGGTTAAACCCTATTGAGAAAGAGTTAGAACTATTAGAGCTTGCAAAGAAGCATTTAAAGCAGTATAGTTACAGAGAAGTTTCTGCTTGGTTAACTACACAGTCAGGCAAAAGCATATCTCACATGGGCTTAAAGAAAAGAGTAGACCTTGAGCGAAAACGTAAAACAACTGCTAGAATCAAGCGTGAGCTTGCCAAAAGGCTCCAAGAAGCGATCACGCAGTACGAAACGCTTGAAAAAGAAAGAACAGGCTACTACACCTGTCCAGCCGAGTAAAAATGTTTCACGTGAAACAATTCCAGCCACAGTAATACCTGCGCCATTTGATGTAGAGGAAGCGCAAAACATTGTCTTTCAGCCTAATGCAGGGCCACAGACAGACTTTTTAGCTTCAGGTGAGCGTGAGGTGTTGTACGGGGGTGCAGCAGGTGGCGGTAAGAGCTACGCTACACTAGCTGACCCCTTACGCAATCTAAATCACCACGCCTTTAGTGGCTTGCTTGTACGCCACACTACAGAGGAACTAAGAGAGCTTATACAGAAAAGCCAAGAGTTGTACCCTAAAGCAATTCCGGGCATTAAGTGGTCAGAGCGTAAGTCTCAGTGGGTTACACCTAGAGGTGGGCGCATTTGGATGAGTTACCTAGATAAAGACCAAGATGTTATGCGCTACCAAGGACAGGCGTTTAATTACATAGCGTTTGATGAGTTAACCCAATGGGCTACACCTTTTGCGTGGAATTATATGAGGTCACGTTTACGTAGTGCTTCACCTGAGTTAGGCTTGTACATGAGGGCTACAACAAACCCCGGTTCTGTTGGGCATCAATGGGTTAAGAAGATGTTTATTGACCCGTCTAAGCCTAATAAACCTTTTTGGGCTACAGATATTGAGACAGGAGATCGTTTAGAGTACCCTAGAGGTCACACTAAAGAAGGTCAACCTTTATTTAAGCGTAGGTTTATACCTGCAAGTTTGTTTGACAATCCGTATTTAGCTGACAGCGGTGATTATGAAACCATGTTGCTGTCTATGCCAGAGCATCAACGTAAGCAATTACTAGAAGGGAATTGGGATGTTAATGAGGGTGCAGCGTTCCCTGAGTTTAACAGAAAAGTTCACGTTGTTGACCCTTACGATATTCCTAATAGCTGGGCGAAGTTCAGAGCTTGCGATTATGGGTACGGCAGTTGGACAGGCGTTGTGTGGTTTGCCGTATCACCCTCTGAGCAGCTTGTAGTTTATAGAGAAATGTATGTCACCAAAGTTACTGCTACTGACTTAGCGGATATGATATTAGAAGCAGAAGCAGACGATGGCACGATAAGATACGGCGTGTTGGACTCGTCCCTCTGGCATAAAAGAGGTGACACTGGCCCTAGTCTAGCGGAGCAAATGATTATGAAGGGCTGTCGCTGGAGACCTTCTGATCGTTCTAAAGGTTCTAGGGTGTCAGGCAAAAATGAGATACACCGTCGTTTGCAGGTAGATGAGTTTACTGAGGAACCCCAACTCGTATTCTTTTCTACCTGCACCAACTGCATAGCACAGATACCTAGTATACCTCTTGATAAACGTAACCCTGAAGATGTAGATACAAACGCAGAAGATCACTTGTACGATGCTTTAAGGTATGGTATCATGACAAGACCTAGAAGTTCCTTGTGGGATTTCAACCCTTCAACACAGAGAAGCGGTTTTCAAGCTGCTGATCCAGTATTCGGATATTAAATATGGACCCAGATGATTTCACAACAGACTTTGAAACTAACTTAGAGTCAGGGCAGTCCTCACACATTGAAGACGTTACAACTGAAAGTATGCATGATCCTAAGACAGGTCAAATAATTAGTTTAGTAATGGATCGTTACAAACGGGCAGAAGACGCACGTTATACAGATGAACGACGTTGGATGGATGCTTATCGTAATTACCGTGGTATGTACAACAACGAAGTACAATTTACTGAAACAGAAAAGTCTCGCGTATTTGTCAAGGTAACTAAGACTAAAACATTGGCTGCATATGGTCAGATTGTAGATGTACTCTTTGGTAGTCACAAGTTCCCGTTAGCTATAGACCCTACTACATTGCCAGAGGGTGTGGCTGAGTCCGTACACTTTGATGCTAACCCTCAATCAGAACAAGGTATAGACGAACTAAAAGATACCTTTACACCACCTATGTTTAGCTCTGAGGATGCAAAGCTGCAACCGGGAGAAACAATGGATGGCTTGCGTGAACGTCTAGGTGGTATGGCTAAAAAGCTAGAGCCTGTAGAAGATAAGTTGATTGAAGGGCAAGGTACATTACCTACAAGTATTACTTTTAATCCTGCACTTGTTGCAGCTAAGAAGATGCAAAAGAAAGTACACGACCAATTAGAAGAGTCAGGTGCTAACAAGCAACTGCGCCTAGCTGCCTTTGAGACTGCTTTGTTTGGCACAGGTATTATGAAGGGTCCGTTTGCCGTAAATAAAGAATACCCTAATTGGGAAGATGATGGAGAATATAAGCCTACAATTAAGACTGTGCCATCTACTAGCCACGTTTCTATTTGGAACTTCTACCCTGACCCTGATGCCGCTAACATGGATGAGGCTGAGTATATAGTTGAGAGACACAAAATGTCACGCTCACAGGTTCGTGCATTAAAGGGTAGACCTTTCTTTCGTGATAACGCTATTGATAAAGCCCTTGGTATGGGCGAGTCCTACGAGAAGAAATGGTGGGAGCAAGCAATGGAGGATGACGCTCAAAGCGGTAAAGCGGAGCGTTATGAAGTACATGAGTTTTGGGGCTTTGTAGATAGAGAAGTTTTAGAAGAGTACGATGTAGATATACCTAAAGAGTTAAAAGATACAGAGCAAGTAAACGTAAACATTTGGGTATGTAACAACCAAGTTTTGCGCCTTGTTATGAACCCATTTAAACCTGCACTTATTCCTTACTACGCTGTACCTTATGAGCTTAACCCCTATAGTTTCTTTGGGGTAGGTATAGCTGAGAATATGGATGATACACAGACTCTTATGAATGGGTTTATGCGTATGGCTGTAGATAATGCAGCCTTAAGTGGTAATATGCTTATTGAAGTAGATGAAACTAACTTAGTTCCCGGCCAAGATTTAAGTGTATATCCCGGAAAAGTCTTTAGAAGACAAGGGGGTGCGCCCGGACAAGCTATTTTTGGCACTAAGTTTCCTAACGTGTCAGGCGAGAATATGCAGATGTTTGACAAGGCACGTGTATTAGCAGACGAGAGTACAGGCTTCCCTAGCTTTGCTCATGGTCAGACAGGAGTTTCAGGTGTCGGACGTACAGCTTCTGGCATTAGTATGCTCATGTCTGCTGCTAATGGTTCTATACGGAATGTAATTAAGAACGTAGATGATTACATGCTTAAGCCTTTAGGTAAAGCGTTCTTTAACTTCAACATGCAGTTTGACTTTGATCCTGAGATTAAGGGTGACTTAGAGGTACGCGCACAGGGTACTGAGAGCTTGATGGCTAACGAAGTGCGTAGCCAACGTTTGATGCAGTTCTTGCAAGTAGCACAAAATCCTGTACTTGCACCGTTTGCTAAGATGGATTACCTTATTCGTGAGATTGCAGTTAGCATGGACTTAGACCCTGAGAAGGTTACAAACAGTTTGCAAGACGCCGCTATCCAAGCGGAGATACTCAAGCAGTTCCAGCAGCCTCTACCACAGCCACCAGAAGAAGGAGTTCCCCAACCAAGTACTACCCCACCCCAAGGCGAAGCACCCACAGGACAGGCTCCTACGGGGCCACAGGACGCATCAGGTGGAGGTGGTGGTAACATAGGTATAGGTTCTGCACCTGCACCG